CGGCATACCCATAGGAGATTCAGGTTTCTGAGTCCATACTTTATTAATCGCTACTAATGTATTAGTATACGGATTACCTAATTTTCTAGATAATAAAATCTTTTGATTAAGATTATTACCAAATTGAGTAGACATAGCTCCTGCATACCACTCATTATTATTCTTATTTGATCTTACAGGTAAATCACAAGGTACTGAACCAACTGATTCCAATAAAAATACCATATCATGAGGTAAGTTTCCTTTAGTCTGCTCGTCCATTAAGTCAGCCATATAAGCTGCTACATCTTCTATAGTATTTAATGTACCTCTATCAGCATATAAGAAAAATCCATCATAATCTGTTATATCTCCAGATTCATCAGTTATTTCAGTGATATCTAATCCCATCTCTTTAGCATGGTCCCAAGACCATTTCATCTCAGTGATAATGAAGACTGGGAGAATGCCCATTTTCTGAGCACTCACCGCTGCTTCAATTAGGGCAGTTGTTTTGCCCGTATCACTATGTCCACGCAATAGAGTGATGTGTCCGGTAGGTATGCCGGGTAAGGATGTAATATCCTGAAAGGCTTTAGATAATGGTATCCATCCTTGCTCCTTGAACTTTACGGAAGCATTGGAAAAACCTTTCTTCTTTTTAAATTTACCTAAATCAAAATTCGCCTTGACAGCTTTAGTAGCTGCTGCAATAGTCTTCTTTTTTGCCATAATTACTCGTTAAATAAATCATCAAATTTTTCTACTTTAGTTTGATTGCCAGCAGTAGCTGTCTCTAAAGTAAAGCCTGATGCTTTATTTGAGCTTTCTGGCTGTGTTGAAGTAGTCTCAGTAGACTCTTCAGCTCCAGGGTTTAAATAAGATTGTAATTGCTTCTTAATGAAGTCGTAATCATATTGAGTAAATACTTCAGTAGGATTCGGTTGAGTTTTTAACCAAGTATCTACTAAATCATTATTATCGGATAATGGAGTCTGCTTAGGTTTAATTCTTACACTAGTTTCAGGGTAAGGGTTACCTTGTCTTTGCTCTACTACCATATCCCAACCATTCATTACGTCTGTAAAATCTCCAACATCTTCATCTTCAGCTAAAGCTAATAAAGCTTTATAAATAGTAATACCGAATCCCCATAATCTTACTCCCTGGTCTTCTTGACCTCTTACTACTACTGGAGCGAATATTCTAGTTTTCGGTGTTAATTTACCAGCTAAAGACCAATTATCTTTATCAGATGTCTTCTTTAACTCTTTTACGAACTCTTCTACTGGATCTTGCTTACCGAAATTAGATAAAGCGACCATAGGGTATTTTCCAACACCGTAGTGAAACTTTAACTCTTTAAAAGGAAATGCAGGATCGAAAACAGAAGGAACGATTCTAATTACTTGTTTACCAAGTTCAGGTTTCCAAAATATCTTGGAATAGTCAGTTTTCTCTCTTTGAGAATTACTGTCGTTGTTTAAAGCATTAAGCTTATCTTTAATTGCGTTTAAGTCCATAGTATAACTTTTTTTTATTTTATAACTTATTAATAATAATATAGGAAAAAAAAATTAATTATCCAACTCTATTATACGAAAAAGTTTGGTATTAATTCTTTTTAATTCAGAACCCTTAGTAAGTAATATACAATTTCTGTAATCACTCCAATTGATCTTATATGAAGTATCTAATACTCCACCGTTCAATTCTTTTATAACTGTATTTAATGCATTGATAGTATATAATGTATTAGATTCTTTTTTTCTATGTACTAAAATAGTATTTTCTAAAAAGTTTGATACATTACCGAAATCTACATTATACGTACAAATATATTCATCTTGGCTCTTTGCATATAAGACAAAAATTTTGTTGTAGATTATGTTGTACTTACTCTGTATGACCTGTAGAGTGTTATCTAAGTCAGATTCAGTTGAGAAAGTGCAGAATAGTTTATTACTCATATCGTCGTTTATAGTAATTCTATCGAGATCATACTCGAAGTTTACTTTTTCCGTAACTAATTCCATTTTAAATAAATATTTAATTAATTTATAAAACTAGATTTTGTGAAAATTTAAATTTAACAGGATATTTATTATCTCTGCTCATAATTCTCTCAATATCTAGTAAAGTTTGTTTACCGTCTTCTTTTGAAAAGTCAAATAATATAGCATCATACGTGTATAAAGCTATCTTAGTCTTCTTATCTTTCAAATATCTTAATACATCCTTTAAAATTAAAACATTATTAGATGTTTCTAATGATTGCATCATATAATTCATTAATTTAGCAGGATTCATCCTTTTAAGTTTACCCGTAAAAGGTTTATCTGATTGCGGATTACATACCTCACCGGTATCTTGGTATATTTTCCACATATTATCAATATACTCTTGTATTAATTTAAAAATCTCTAAATTTTTATGTTTTTTTGGTATTTTTCCATAGATTGCTTGGAAATTTAACTGTTTTGCTTCAGAATATTCATCTTCAGTTATTTCTTCTTTATTAAAGTATAATTTCGCAAGCTGTTTATGAGCTGATTCCTCATTTAACTTATAGTTAATTTGATCACAAAGTAAACGCAAGTGATAACCGTCAAAATCAAACTCAACAAACTTGTCGTTTTGAGGTTTGAAACACTTTCTATGTTTCTCAGATTTAGGAATAGCAGCGAAATTAATGCTATTATGAGCATTAGTAGGTCTAGACGTTGCATTGTATAAATTATATGATGTTAATACTGTATTGTTATAAATATTATATAAAGGATTCTTTGGTTTAAATAATTCGTTAAAAGCATTATAAAAAATACCTAATCCTTGCTGCTCAATCAAATAAAATACATTGCTGCAAGTTTCATTATAAAAATCGAACCCTTTTGGTATATCTTTTTCTAAAATATCTTTTATTTTACTAAAATTTTCTTCGCATTTTTCATGATGTTTCGATAAAGGTATAAGTTTATTAATATCTTTAAAATTAGAATTTTTACTATAAAAATAGTTATAAGTCTTATTGCTATGAAAAATATCTAATCTATCATACTCTATCATAGAATATAGTAATGAAATATCGATTAATCCACGGGTATTAAAGTGATATATGAAGTCTTTTCTATTTAATGTATAAAGAGTATCGAATGTATCTAGAACTTGGGAGACACGGTTTTTTGAAATATTAATACCTTCGTCGTGTTCCACAGGAATAATGTAGCCTTTATCAGATTCTAAAGGTCTAATATATAGAGCAACAGTAGTAGAAAGTTTAGGATGAATATTATCGTTATTAGAAATAACTTCTACGTAACCTTTTTTACCATAACTTTTTAGTTTCTCTATCTGATTATCAGATTCAACTATATAAAACATTTAATAACAACCTTTTTACTAATATATAAAAAATAATTTTAAGAAACAACTTTAATAAGAAGAACTTCCAGCTTGACCTGAAGATTGACCTAATTGTGCTACTTGTTGTTCTAATGCTGCTATTCTTTGTCTATCAGTATCTCTATCTTCTTGTAATTGTTCGATAGTTTCTTTTTGTTCTTCTTCGTATCTTTCTTTTTCTTCAGATGCAGCTTTTGCTTCATCCATTTTTTTCTTCTGTTTAGCGTCTATAATATCTTCTTCTTTGATAGGAGACTTTCTAGGAGGTTTAGGATCAAATGTAAACTCTTCTTCAGGTTGAGGTTTAAGTATAGGAGGTAAGATAGATTTAGGACCTTTAAACATTTCTGGAAAAGGTACTAACTTATCATGCTTTTTAGCTACATGAACTGCTCCAACCATAGCTCCTTCTGAAGGATGTATATGATAAGGACCTACGTATTCTTGTCCTGTTCTTTTATTAACAAATTCTTTACCGTTAGTAAATAAATTTTCTCTAACTTTAGGTCTTTTAGGTTTAGGTAACTGAGATATTTCGCTATCAGATAATACAAACTGACCAGGATCTTTTAATATCTGAGCTCCAATACCTGGTAATATTTGTTCGGCTTGATTTATTACATCTTGATTTTTAGATTCAGTACCAGGATGTAAATATCCATTTATCAATTGATCTTTTTTAGGTCCAGTTACATACCATTCTATTCTCAAAATTCTTCTATATAATTTACCTGCATCTTTTTCAGCTCTATAACTATCTTTTTTTACTTCTATTATTTTTTCATTTCGAGAATCTTTTATAAAAAATCTTGGAAATGAACCTTTTGCATAATCTTTAGAATTAGGTGGATTAAGTTGATTAACAAATTGTTTATCTGCTGGAGTTGCAGTACCTAAATCTATTAATTGATCTTTTTCTGCATCTAAGCCAGCAGGAGAACTACCTTTAAATGCTCTTCCTAAAAAATCTTTTATAAGACCACCAGCAAAGCTTGCTCCATCAGGTGAAGAAAATACTCCTGGTTTAGCTACGTCTTTTAAAAATTTAAATTTAGGTAAATACATTTTTATTAAGTATTTTTTATAGGGTAGAATTGTGTTCCTACACTGGTTTTCCATTTCATATCGGTTCCTATTTCATGACTAACGCCTGTAATAATGAAACCATAACTATCATACTTTTCAGGTAATATTCCTTTATTAATCATAAAAGTAGTACCTATTATAAAGCCTTGTATTCCGTCTAACTCCATACTTAATTCTATAGGTATTATTGCTAAAGTAGGATTACTAGTAGCCGAGCTAGCTTTATAACTCTGCAATTGTGCTGTTGCATCTGCTCTATATTTAGTTAACTCTGCTGGATCGTAGTTAGCATTTCCATCATTATTAAAATTATCATAAACTTCTTCAAAGCCTTCTATGAATTTTGCTCTTTTATCTGCATCATCATCATTTGCTGATTTAGCTTTGCCTTGTTCTTTTATCGGCATATGCCTATCTATAGCTCCTCTATTCCAATTCATCATTGCAGATAAATCTTCTTGAGTATTACCAGGTTTTGTACTTTGAGCAGCAATAGCTATTTGATTAGCTATATTAGAGCTTATTTTACTACTTATATCAAGACCGAATACGGTTGAACTTAATCCTGATACGTTAATAGTAGTAGGTGCTTTAGCTTTTTCTCCTTTTCTATCAACTACAGTAAATCTACCCCCAAACGGATCTTCATGATGATAAGCTATATCTAATTCAGTAACTCCTCCTAATGCTTCATTTATTTGATCAAGTATTCCTTTCATAAAATCAAACATTCCTTTATTGACATTTATATCTCCTACCATAAATTGTTCAGCTACTGCTTTTATAGTAGTACTACAGACCATTATATCTAATACATTTTTAGAATAACCTCCTACATAGCTTTGCATATTACTGTGAAGACCTTTTAACTTTCTAGGTCTTAATTTACAGTTTTTGAAATTTTCATCAGTTGAAACATAAGGTAGTACACATATGGACGGATCGATTGAAAACCCTCTATTATCCATTGAATGCTTATTATTTACTCCGCTAAATTGAAATAAACCATCAGATGATTTTCCTGGGTTAGTTAAAGCTACAAATGTATTATAAATTATTAATAAACCTCTCAAAGGCATGAAAAATATATCTATTTCAGCTCCTTCTTTATCTTCTTGATGCATCATAAATACATCTACATCTGCTACTAATTTACTTGCCACAGTTTCTGCTCCATTTCCTCGTAATGCAGCTT